GTTCCATCTGTCAGGCCGCCGCCAGCCTCTACAGGTCCGCCAGCGATTGTCACAGTGGCACCAGAGAGATTGCCGCTGTTGGTGGAACTGTCGTTGAATGTGGCAGTGATAGAGAGATTGCCGCTGTTGGTGGAACTGTCGTTGAATGTGGCAGTTGTCGCATCGAGATTGCCGCTGTTGGTGGAACTGTCGTTGAATGTGGCAGTTGCCGCAGAGAGAATGCCGGTGATGTTGGTCGAACTGGCGTTGAATGTGGCGTCTCCGGTGACGGTGTTGCTGTTGTACGAAGTGCCATTAAACGTCGCGTCTCCGGTGACGGTGCCGCTGTTGTACGAACTGTCATTAAACGTCGCGTCTCCGGTGACGGTGCCGAAACTGTTGGGCGAACTGTCATTAAACGTCGCGTTGCCGGTTACGGTGCCGTAGTTGTACGAACTGTCATTAAACGTTGCGTTGCCGCCGACAGTGCCGCCGTCGTTTATTGAACTGTCATTAAACGTTGCGTTGCCGGTTACGGTGCCGTTGGCACCGTTGACCGACCCGCCATTAAACGTCGCGTTGCCGGTTACGGTGCTGATGTTGGTCGAACCGCCGTTAAACGTTATGTCGCCTGTCTGGGCCGCCTCGTTGATCGCCCCGTCGAACGTCGCGGTGCCGGTGAAGCCGACACTAAGGCTAAGATAGGCACCGTTGTTAACTGTCAAGTTCACAACTGTGCTAGGGCTTCCGCCGAATACGCTCGCACTGACCACGACGCTATCACTGCTGGCTGGCAGGGCAGCCGCCTGCGTGGTGAACGCATCGTCCGTCCACCAGTTGCCGATTTCGTCCCAGTTAGCGTCAACCGCAGCGTTGAAATAGAGAGTTGCCATGATTAGTACCCCATCACAAAGGCGACGACATCCCACTTGTCTCTGCCCGCGTGATACGTCGCGGCGAGAACGTCCGTCGTGTCAGCCGCCGTGCTGAACGGCAACGGCGAGGTCGCGGAGGACGGGATTACGAACTTGTCGCCCAGCGTCACCGCCCGGCTCCCGTTTGCGTCTTGCGTAATCCGCCAGCGGAGTGTCTTGCCGTCCACCGGATTGGTGGGGTTTGAGAGCGTTACATTGCCGGTCAGCGTAACGTCGAAGATCTCGCCCGTTTCGGCGTCGGTGGCAAGGGTTTCAGCGTAGGTGAGCGCGACCACCTTCGGCAGGACGCCCGCATGGAACTGAATCGGGGAGTCAACGTGGATGATCTGCGTAGCGTTGTTGTAGACGTTCTTCAGCCGCCCGCCCTGCCAGTTGAGTTCGTAGCCGACTGCACAGATGAGGCTGAGTCCGTTCACCCCGCCGGTCGAATTGTCGAACGAGCCGACCACGACTTGCGTGTAGTTGGGCAGCGTGAGGCTGTTGAACGTGACGTTGTCGGTCGTGTTGAGGCTCTGGTTGTAGGACGAGCCGCCGCCAGAAGAACTGCCGCCGATGATTGCGATTGCCATCGCTGCTCCTTAGTAGGCTTGAACAGCCAGGGTGGTGTCTTCGCCGCTATCGCAAATCGCGAAGATGCCGTTGTTAAGAACCGGCGAGTCGTCTTGGTCAAGCAAAATTGACGCGCCGGCAGGCAAAGGAATGCCGTTCTGCGGCGTCACATCGCCACCTTCTGGGATGAACTTGATGTAAGCCGTATTGGTGCCGTTGTTGCCGACTGCCACAAATTGATACATCCCGACCGTGGGAGGCGGCAGTACGGTTACCTGCGCCGAGTCGGTCACGCTTATCGTTGATACGTATGCCATGTTGTTCCTATGACTGCGATTCGCCAACCGCCTTGGTAAAAACTCGGACGCATGTTCTGAATGGATCGGCGTATTTCCACACGGGCGAACCGCGTGGCGCACACACCTCGTAGGTGACAACGGTAGGCCCGATTGTCTCCACGATCCTGTCTCCTCGCTGCGGAGAATCCACAGGGAGGTCATCCATGGATATTAGGAAGTCCCTGCTCTCCCACCGCTCAATGACACCCATTTCGGATTGCGTCTCAAACACGCTTTGCGAAACAGTTGCCAAGCACGGCGACGACACTCCCGCCCGCGAGTAGGCCACGTGGCGGCTCATATGAGTCCGCCTCATGCCGTTGAGCCACGCTGCGGCATCCGCAAGGATGTCTGGCATGACTCGCCCTCGCTATTAGGATCGCAGCAGAACGAGGACCGTGGCATCACCATCGACGGCCGCCTTGACGGTCTTGCCGACCAAGGTGTTGCCCGCCGAAGTGGCAGTCACGCGGCTTGCAGCAGCGTCCCAGTAGACCTCCACGCCCGCAGCGAGCGCTGAGCCGCTGGTCGTGGCCTTGGGGAACGTGAAGATGCCGTAGACGGCAATCGAGCCGAGTTTGTTGGCAGGCAGCGGACGATCCGCGACTCCAACCAACTTGTTCTGCACGACCACGGCACCCAGAGCAACGTCAGCCGAGGGGGTGTAGTCTGCACGAAAGCCAACTGAAACGGTCGAAGCCACGTTACGTTCTCCTTACTGCGGAATGTTGAGGTTGAGGATTTTGATCAAGCACCAGCCATCTTGACGCCTGCACGCGGCTCGACCTTCGCCACCCCAAAGTCGAAGAACCCGCGCATCTGTATGCCTAGCAGCGAAAAATCCAAGTCGGCCTGCTCGACGGTGGGCTGCTGCACACCGTTGAGGAACGCGACCTCGACCGTGCTGAGATCAGCGGGCGATGCGAGGAGGTAGTAGCCCGTCGTGGAGTTGCCCGTGAACGACGAATTGGACAGGTACGGCGTCGTGATGATCTCGTACTTGCCCGCATGCGGGTTGGCGGTTGGGTACGACTTGTTGGAGTTGGTATCACGGATTTCCGTGCTGCCCTTCAACTGGAGCGCCTTCGCGTTGAGCGAGGTTGGCACCAGCAGGATCGACGGCGATACGGCCAGCGGGAAGCCGTCATCGTCGGTCTGATTGAGAAACAGCAGTTCGGCGGCCGTAAGCCCGTCGATACCAAAGGCAGTCGAGGACCCGCTGGAGTAGTTGTTGTTTCCCGCCGAGAAGAAGGTCGAGTTGTCGAGAAACGCCGTCCAGAAGACCTCGTTGAGTTTCAGCGCGGCACCGCGTCCGATCCTCGTTGGCACCTGCGTGAGGGCCGACAGGTCATCATTGATGATGTCTTCCCGGCTGAGGTTCGTGGCGATGCCGTAGGTGCGGGCAGCGTTCTCGTACTTGATGTTGCCAGCACTTGCCATCTTGAACTCGGACTTGCCGCTCATCTCCTCAAACTTGAAGCCGCCGGTGAGGCGATACGAGGTGACCGTCTTGAAGTCCGAGACAGATCGCGTGGTCGAGATCCGCTGCCACGACGTATCGACCGTGGTGAAGCCTTGCAGCAGGAACTTGTTCACCGTGGCCGACAGAACGTCGGCAATGTCGTGGGTCGCGAAGGCGGCACGGAGAATCGGGCGACTGTAGGAGTCGTCGCGGAACGTGGTGCGACCCTCGTAGCCGTTGGCGCGAGCGGCCTCAATCAGCATCTCACTGAGGCCAATCCCGCCCTTGTATTTCTTGTGCGCGGCCTCGAGCACCTGCGGAGAGAACGACTTCTCCACGCCCGTGAGCCGGCCACTCTGGCAGGCTGCAGCCATCAGCACTTCGCCGAAGGGCTCGCGGTCTTGTGGAACATGCACTGCGGGAGCGGACGGGCGGCTTTCCCGCGTGGCTTGCAGACGGGCCTCGGCCTGGGCGGCCATGAGTCGTGCGGTAACCTTTTCCGCGATTGAATCCTCGTTGATTGCCGGAACGCTTGCCGTAACGGCGATGGCTTCGGCCTTGATCGAATCAGCATCGTCGCGCACGACATCCGACATGGAACTTTCCTCCAGTTGAGCCGCCGAAGCGGCAAGAGAAGCGGACGTGTTATCGTCCGCGCCAAGGGTCACAACAGATACTTCACGCAGCCTCGACGCACGAATGATCCTTGCGGGACCAACGACGCTCTGGCCGTTAACAAATGCGGTTTCGCCCTGCGGCAACTTTTCGCTTCGGACAACATCGGCCCCAATGGACGCTTGCCACTGAAAGCCGCGTTCGGCCAAGGCGATTACCTTCTCGGCGTTTCCGTTCCCGCCGATCATCTCGCCCTCGACCACGAGGTTCTTGCCCTCAACGCGAATGTCCGTTGTCTGGCCGAGAATCGCGTCCAGATCGTAGGAGTGCTGCAAAAGAATAGGGCGGCGCTTGTTCGACCACGACATGCCCTGCAAGTCAACGATGACGGGCTCTTTCGACCATTCCTGCCTGATCGCACCGCCCGTGTAGGCGTTCACTTTGAACCGGCGCGGCCCTTGTGGCTGCATCATTCCTTCGCCGGATGCCGACGCTTTAACGGCGGCGTCCTCGAAAGAAAATTCGGCTGTCAGCGAAAATGGGTCCATACGTCTTGTGTACCGCACTGTCTCAAATATGACAAGCGCTTATGTGGCGGCTATAGGTCGAGAAATTCAACAAGCGACTCGTCGCCTTCTTCTTCTTCTTCAAACCAAAAGTCGTCCAGCCCCATCGCATCACCCTCCGCGGTCGAGTTTCTTTGCGATTTTGCTTGCGAAAGCGCGCCCCGGATCACCACCCCACAGAGCCCACGCTATGCGGCCGTTTGAAGGATAGCCTTCCGATCCCGGCCTCCAGCCTTTGCCCTTTTTGTCCACTTCGTGGCGGGCAAAAAATGACACCATGCGTTTGATTGTGTCTGCCGAAAGCGGCCTGCCACCAGCGATGTCTCTTGCTCTCGCGAGCCCTACCGCGGTGCCGCCCCTGCCGTATTCTTTTCGCCATGCGAGGCCACGCGCAGCCTCTGCTCTGGCGGCCTGCGGCGGCTTAAATCCTGCTTCCATTGCGACTTCGGCCTCGTCTTCGTCTGGCGGGCCCTGCTTTTGCTCTTCATTTTCAAGGGGTGCCGCCATGCCCGCCGGCAAGATTCCCAGTTCCCGCATCCGCTCAAGTTCTCTGGCTCGTTGCTCCAGTTCAATTTCCCAATCCTTGCCGAGTTTTGCGTACTCCGCTGCGAGCGTCGTGGTGTTGGATTCCAGACGCATCTGCTGCGCGCTGGCCTCTGATTGCGGGTCAACGTGCTCGTTGCCATCCCACACCCACGACCAACTCCACTCACTGGCGGGGCCAGCATCCTCTGGAATAAGGCCGCCAACGTCTTCTGCCTCGTTGATCCACCCGCGAAATAGTCTGTCAAGGACTTTGTATTGCAGGCCGCTTCGCTCGATACGTATCGACTTGAAATACGTTTGGTGGTCGAGCCTGCCGCTGCTGTAGTTGTACGAACTGCTGTTACATGCGGCGATGTTGAAGGGCATATTCAAGCAGCGGGCAATTTCATTAAGGATTTCCGACTTGAAGTTTGCGTATGTGGTTGTCGGCTGCTCGCTCTGCATTTGCCCGAGTTGCCACCCCTCTGGAAGAGCCATCATTGACCGCGGCTGAATGTTCAGCGGGACAAACGGCTCAACGTCGGGCAAATCGTTCGCGGGAGCGTTGGTAAACAGAACCGCCGCAAAGTCTGCCGCCGTTTCGGCAGCGGACAGAGTCGCCAGTGTGTAACGCCGGAGCATGGCAAATAGGGGAAGCGCAGGCGTCAGTTCCGGCACCCCACGGTGCTGCCCAGGGCGGTCAGATCGAAACACGTGCATGACCATGTTTGCGTCAACGCGGTCGTATTCCATGCTCGGTAGGTTGTAGAGCGCACCCGGATGCTTCTTCAGCAAGTGGTAGATGGAAGGGTTGCCTGCTGCATCAAACTCAATTCCATCGACTTCCTTGAGCATCCATGGAGTCGGCGTTGCGATCTGGTCAGCCTCTACCAGCCGCAAGTCGAGTTGCACCCCCGACAGCCGCTCGTTGGTCACCATCATCCCAAAAACTTCGCCATCAACGCACTGCGCGTAGCGGATTGTTCGCAATTTCCTCGCGATATCGATTGCATCCAACCAAGCGTGGACGTTTTTCTCGATAATCCTGTCGGCGGCGGGACTGTTCGTGTTCACCTTGATTTGTGGGCCGGTCCCAACGGTGTCATTTGCAAGCGTGAGCACCATCCCCTTGCAGTACGAGTTGTTCGCCGCCTCGTATCGGGCGCGATTTCGCAAGACGCGACGAACCGCCGGCGTCATGCCAGCATCCGCAGAAAGCGGATCTGCCATCACCCAATGATTGAAATTATCGTTCGTCGTCTGCGCGGCATCGTATCGGCCGCGTAGCCGCTGGGGTGAAATCTGTGGGGCTTTTCGTGCCGTTGTGTCCGCTTGCTTGCGACCGATCAGACGGTCAAGCAGTCCCACTTCACACGAACCTTCTGTTAAGCCACATGAGTTCCAGTTGATCCATAGCGTTCAACTCGCCGTGCCCAAACGCAGCGCCGGCGGGTCGAAGGGCATTCATCCGAAGGCCCCTGTTTTGCGGATTAGAGGCGGCTTTCATGGAGGCCACGAATCTCACTGCCTCAATGAGTTCGGGAACACTTCGGGCTGTGACGCTTCCCGCGTCATTGCTCGCGCTGGCTGGGCCAGCGGCATTTGCCAGTAGTGCGGCAACAAGCGAGTTCATTTGTTCTTGCGTAATCATGCCGTCACCTCCGGGTTCATCGTAGCGGATTCTCTATTGATTCACCAAACGGCGGCTTTCCAAAGGATTTTCGTGTTGCGCCGACGCTCGCGCCTGTGTATTTCTTCCTAACGCCCGCCTGGGCATCGACACCCACTGTCCTAACACCGCACATCGAAGCCGCCACGCAGTTGCCTACAAGGCAGTCCAGCCAATGGTTATCCTGCCCCACAATTCTGGTTTTCCACTCGTCCACGACTCGGCCTCTGGCTTCCGTTCGCACCGGAGCCTCTGCCAGTAAATGGTCGCACAGCAGCCCGTGGTCATAGTCGCTAAACAGCGTCAGGCACCCCGGCTCACCGATTGAAGTCTGGAATCTGGCGGTTGCGAATGATTTCCAAAAGTTAGTGTCATAAACGCAGTGCCTTACGGCCCTCTTCCCTGCCGTACCCGGAATACGCCAATTAGGCCCAACGCGATCCCCCGGCCTCTTCGCGTATTCAGAGAATGGCAAAGACGATGCGCCTACGTAACGTCCGTGCGACGGCATTACGATGCTTCCGAATGGAGAGGCGCGGCAGAATTGGTAAACGATATCCGTAGAGGAACCCCAATTCGCATCGATCATCATCCTCTCGATCCTCTGCGATGTGCCATCGTCGTGGCGATATTCGCGGGATGCGAGCGTGGTGACGCACTTCTCCAGCGCCACATAGAGGTTTGATTCAAACGCGGACTCGCGGTGTTCAATCTGGATCGTGCGCTTCGCGTCACGCATCGTGAAATATGCCCGCCCCTGATCTGGATGGGTGCCGTAGTCGATGATTGCACCGCTGAAATCATCCTCCCACGCGCACACGACCCAATACAAAATAGTCTGCTGCACGTCGATGAATGCCGTAATTCTGTTGGCCTTTGCGGGTATGACTCCGCGCTTGTATCCATTTTTCTTCTTGTTAATTACCTCCGCAGACAGCACCTCCATGTGGTCCGTGAGCGATGGCAGCGGCTCGTTTTGGTACTCCGCATAAAAGGCATTATCCCCGCGGTCGCACCGGATGTTCATCGCGTGTTGAAGCGCCGACAATTCTCCGGGGTCATGCCGAGCCGGCCACGACACCAAAGACCCTTCGTCCATCGCTGCTTGGTTCTCCATGTAGAACCGAGTGGCCGCCTCTGTCCCTGTCCCTTCTGCCTGCCCTCCCCTGCGAAGGTCGCGGTATTGCGCCCACATCGCTTCATTTTTCGGGAACGCATAGACCATGCGGGTCCGCTCGCCCTGCCATGCTGGGTGTTTGGTGCGGTCGAGCATGCGATCTGCCATGTCATCTTGATGAACGACGGTGAGCGTCATAAGTCCGGCGATTTTGGTGCCGGGGCCTGAGAGGCCGAGGATAGCGCCAGACAGAATCGCCTCTCGCGTCGCGCACTGACTTGGAGACTTTGCGGATTCGTCTGTCTGTGGGTCATCCACCAATACAAGCGACGGCCGAACGCTTCTGCCGTCTGGCCTCTTGAACTTCATTCCACGAACGCGGCCCGTGATCCCTCCGACGCGAATGATGCCTCCCGATGCCATCGAGCCGGGGACGGTGGGGAGAACGATCTCTCCAGATGTCCAGCCAATGTGGGTCCGCTCTCCGCTGAACAACTGCCCCTTCGCTCTTTGGTGGATGCCCTCCAGCGCCCGAATCGGGCCTGTTATTTCTGACCAATCCTCATCCAGCAAATCGTTGTTTTCCAGTTCGCTTTTGATGGAGTCGAGCATGTCCGCGGCATGACCCTCGTCCGATCCTATGAGGGTGACAAACTCATGCGCACCGATCATCAGCGCCCAGATGCAGCCCATTTCGCAAAGCGTTGTCTTGCCGCTGCCGCGGGGCATTGCCATCGCAAAAAGTTCTCCCTCGAGAACCGCCCGCTCGATTTTTGAGATCACTCGTAGATGATCGTCAGACCATGGGAGGTGAAACAACTGCGGAAAGTAGGCATCGCAGAAAGCGCGGAACCCCATGGTCGCGGCATCTTTGCGTGTCTGGTCTTTTGCTGGCCGCACCCAATCTTCGTCGGCTATGTCGCGTCCCGCTTCCGAGATGTTCCTAGCCCGCTTTGCAGCAGCAGACTTAACCTTCTCGTAGTCGGCCCTCTCGCTCCCCGGCTCTGGCTTTGCTTCGCTGCGGACGCTGAATAGCCACGCGGCATACCGGACAACATGTAGCGACCGCCCGTCGCCAATCTTCAGACCCGCCCTGTTAAGGTGCCGGTAGACAACACGCGGCGATATGACCTCGCCTATAGCAGTGCTGTTGAGCACTCTCGCGGCTTCCGGCACGGAGAGTTTTTGAAGGTCGAGTCTCAATGCCCTTGCGCCTGTGCCTCGCGGGCTAACCACGCAGCGTAGGCCAGCATATTGAGATTGCCGTCCTTGTCTGTCGGAGCGCCAGCCTCTATGTCGCGGGCAACTTGATCTATGTCAATCGTCTTGCCACCCGCCTTCGACAGAATATCTGCCATCTGCTCGGGCGTCAGAGCCGCTAGATTTATCGCATCGTTTTTTTCGTGTGGTAATGTAGCCATTTGGGGGGTGTGGTACAATGGCCCTTTTCGGTCTTTTCCACGTTATGCAAGGAGGATTGTAACAATGCGGCTAGTACGGCAATGGAACGAGATTGACTGCGGCATAGCGACCGCGGCGATGGTGGCAGGAACGTCATGGACAAAGGCTTGCCAAGCGGACCCAAACAATGAGTCGCACGATGGGCTGACCGTCAACGAGTTTATCGCAACGTGCAGCGTGCTGGGTTCGCCCGTGGTGGCGACTAGGTCTGGGCAGGGAGATCCGTTTCGGACTGCCAAGACTCCGCGAGACTGCTGCGCAGCGCTAATTCGCAAGGCGGGCAAGCATCGAGGGCATTTCATCGCCATTGATGGGCCTGACGTTCTTGACCCAGAACTTGGAAGGCTGAAGCACTCCAAATACCGGCGAGGTAATTGGCTTGTGGTTCGCTGGTTTACGAGGGCCTAGCGGCCGAGCGCCGCCCGGCGGGAGGATTCCGGCTTTCCGGCCCTTCCCGCCGAGCGGTTGATCGGGGAAGCGACTAGCGCTTCTTCTTCTTCTTTGCGGCCTTCTTCGTACCCTTCTTCGCGCCCTTCTTCTTCGCGCCGCCGCCGCCGCCGCCCTTGCGGGCCTTGGACTTCTTCGCGCTGCGGGCACCCTTCTTGGCCTTCTTCCCGCCGCCACCGCCCTTGCCATCGCCACCGAGGATCGAGTCCTCGTCAAATCGCATCAGCATTTGCCCATCTCCTTGCGAGCCTTGTGAAAAGAATCGATCCACACAAACTTGGGGCCTCGCGGCAATGCAGGCTCAATCCAGTGCCGATGCTCCCCTCCGTACACAAAAATCTTCGGACATTCGATTTTGCTGCACCACCAGTGCAAACCCTCGAGCCAGAGTTTTTTCTGGAAGTCGCTGCCGCTGGTAGTCCTCGCCTGAACGATTGCCGCCGGCACCCGCTTGGGCATCCCTAGCAAGACATAGTCGTAGGACTGCTCGTCAAGCACCGCGATGTTCGGCAGGATCTTGAATCCAGCCTCTTGCCAGTACCTCGCACACCAGAACTGACGGTAGATGTTGTAGAGGTTGATGCACGGCGGGTCTGCCTGCCAGAGAGAGAAGTCCGGTGACACAAGGCCGCTCGGCTGCACAACTTTCAGTTTGTCGATGTACGAAACCGCCTTGTCCCACACTGCCGCCTCAAATCGCTGATCGTCTGCGAAGAAGCAGATCACGTGATCCCGCATCCGCTCATCGAACCCAACTGTTCCCCAATGCACGAGCCGCGTTGGTGAGATGTCTCCATCGATTGTGTAGACGCCTTTGATGTCGCCGTCCCACAACATATCGGGGCGCAACTCTGGAATGCCCCAGCGATTCTTCGCGGGGAAGACCGCGTCCTCTCGGTATTGCGTGATCTGGCCTTCCGATCCCGTTGGCTCTGCGTCATCCTCGATTTCTTCTTCGAGGTAGTTCCGCGACCGCGAGTCATCCGGCAAGTCCCCCGGCTCTTCGCCATCCGCGCTCGTTGCTTGCTCCTCTGCAGCCGAAGCCAGGGTGGGCCTTTCGGGCGTAAATGTCTCCGCTGCCAGCGGCGACAACAGCGCATCGATTTCCATGTTCGAGAACGCGAGGTCTGAGAAGTTGTTCCAGCCGGCGTCACTCAATTCCTTGAGTTCTTCCGACAGCAAGCCAACGTCCCATTCCGCAAGTTCGTTCGTCTTGTTGTCTGCGATCCGATACGCCTTGACTTGCTCTGGACGCAAGTCTTTCGCGACAACGACGGGAACCTTCTCGATGCCGAGTTTCTGCGCAGCCAAGTATCGGGTATGCCCGACGATGATTACCTTCTCGGCATCAACGACGATTGGCTGCCGCCATCCGAATTGCTTGATGGATGCCGCGACGGCATCGACCGCCTTTTTGTTGCGACGAGGGTTCTTGCCGTAAGGTACGATCGCGCCGAGCGCGAGCATTTCAACTTTCATATTGCTCAGTCTAGTGTGTGTCTCACAAATGCGCCAACACTAGCGCACGCGAACGACGGTGTGTGGCGCGATGCGCGCGCCTACGTATCGCTTGCGACAGCGATGGTCGGCAACGACAACATCGTCAGAGTAGATGCCCGCTGTGGTGAGCGCATCCATCACTCCCTTAACGAGGTTGTCGGTGTCTGGCCGTGGCAGCGCCGGCGCTTTATCCAGCAACGATCCGTTCGCCCTCCGATGCGACTTCGGGCGCTGGAACACGCACCACACCTCGAGCCGCACCCGGCGGCCAAGTTTCTTACGCCAATCCTTCAGCGGGTTGGCCTTCAGCGCGGCTTTTGCTATCGCCTTTCTGTAGGCCACAATCGGGTGGTCCGCTGGTGTGTATGCCTTTGCGAATCCACCACGCATGGAGATGCGGGGCCGCGGCTGCGGAACGGGCATCCCATACACGACAAATTCCTGCCACTCGCTCATCCTCCCCTCCGCTTGATTTCTCGCTCCACGTACCAGAGGCACTTGCGGAGGTCTTCGATGCTGTCTCCCTTGAGCCCAGCCCGCCACAGGTACTTGATCGCGTTGCCGACGTTGAACGGAAAGTGTTCCGCTATCTGCACACACTCGACGCCGCTTGGGTGCGACACGTAGTGCTGTGGATGGTTGACAGGGTCGGTGGGCGCAACCGGGGTGTGCGCCTGTTCCACCGATGTGATCTTCGTGAATAAACCGCTCATGCCTGACTCCTTTCAGTGTGAAGAAACCCAATCGTCAAGAGACACTGGACCGGAGTCGTAGGACTCCGCGATGCACTGGATGTCTTGCTCTGCTGTGGCCGCCGTGCACGCTGGCCTGTCGTTTGGGATGATCACATCAACAACGTCGTTGAAGATCGGAAGGTCGCCCTTTTCGATCATGCCCTTGTAGCGGGCCTGCGCTGCACAGGAGCACGCTCTCGCAGAGCGATGCAGCGTCACGGCAGTGAACTTGCCCTTACGCACTGCCTTAACGTCCCTGCCGTGAAACACATCCACGATGCCCGTGTCCCGGCACGTCGCGCATGCGTAGCGAATCTCTTCATCGCCTTCCGGCACAGCGAACGTGCGCCTTGGCTTTGACTCACGTTTGAGACACGAAGCGTGATCGGTAACGAACCGCGGGGTGTCATGCCAGTTCGTAAACTTCACCAACGGCTCGACGCCTCTCATCATTCGCATCGTCGCCTCGTCGGCGTGAGCCCTGTCCACCCACCGCAGAACGTCGAACCACAGGCCCAGCGTGCCGTTCTGGTCAGGGAGGTTCGCAAACCAATCCACCATCGCGGGATATGCCTTCTGATGCCGCTTCAGCCACTCGTTGAATTCATCTTTTTCCATCTTGCGTCTCCTTACGACAGCGTTGCCAGAACCTTCGTGCTTGACGAGACCGGCTTCGGCGCGGTCTTCGCATTTGCCAACCAACGACCAATGAACCCCCGCATCCCTCTTCGCGTCTTCCTGCGTTCGGGGTTATCTGCGCACCATTGCCTCGCCCGCCGCAGTTGCCCGCCAACGTCGAGTTCCGGGTACGTGACTTGCCATTCAGCCACCATTTCCGGCGTCGGAGCCCACGTGCCCTTATCGCAAGGAAATTCTGGAAGTCCTACCTTCTCCTCGTAGGAAGAAGAACGCAGTTCTTCTTTCTTTATTGGAGATGGAGATGGAGATGGAGGCGATGCTTTTGCGATAGTGTTTGCGATTCGCAAATCAATCGCTTTGCGATCCCTTTGCGATTCGTTTGCGATCACCTCGCGATCTCCCCATCTGGCACGGTTGCCCTTCGCTCCTGCTTGCGATCTGGCCCTTCTAAGGCCCTCTGCTCTTGCCCTGTGCTCTTCCATCCTTTGATTCCTACGGAGGCTGTCAGGCCCCACAGGGAACTTCGGGGCTATGGTCCCCCAACACTTGCAGACCCCCGGAGACATTAACTCGATTCGGTCTGCTTCTGCCGGTATCGAGCCCTGCTCCCATTGCGTGATGAGCAAAACCAGATAGTGGCCCCTCTCCTCTGCCGTCCAGCCCATCGTGGCCGTAAGGAAATCTCTTCCAAAAAAAGGTATGTAAGAATCGACGTTATCTGCCACAGCGCTTGCCTCCTTGCGCGGCCCGCCGGGGCGAGCGTCCCAAATGTGAGACACTCGCCCCGGACGCAGCCCTAATGACTATTTGTTGTTAGCGACCGTCGCCAACTTCTTCACGACCTCTGCCACGTGCGTGGCACCCTCGATCTCGCCAGAATCGCTGTCCTCAACGTCCTCGTCGGTCACGAACACATCCAACTGCTGCGGGACGCTGGCCTCGGCCTGCTCGTCCAGTGCAACCGCCCTGGTGAGTTCCGGCGAGGTCGGCAACAACTTGCAGAGCCGCCGAAGCGCCGTCTTCTTTGCCATCTCTTCGTAGTGCGTCACCCACGGCCCGCTGTTGCCGGCACGGGATGACGAACGGATGGCATCGACCTCACGCTTCCACATCCACTCAAACTGCGCACCACCATCACGCAGTCGAGCGACGGCGTAGACGGCGACCATAGGCCCCGGCTCTCCATCGGTCGGCTTGTGAGTCAGCCGCGGTTCCAGCCCGAAGGCGAAGTCCCACTCGTCGTTGGCATGGACAGCCTGCGAGTAGATCGTGCTGATCTGCGCCGACCGCCTCGCCAACTCGATCAGACCCTTGTAGCCGGGGATGAACTGGCACTCTGTCTTGCCCGTCTTCCGGTTGTTAAACGGAATCAGATAGGCGTGACCGAGTGTGCCATCGGGCTCCAGCCCCAACTGGCTTGCCTGCACGATGGCACCAATCAGACTCCGCGGCTCGCAGTCGAGCAGTTGGGGAGTCTTCTGGACCGCCGTGTTGCAAACCCTCATCATCCTCTCTGCCGTCAGGTGACGGGGCAGAGCGGCCTGAATCTGCGCCTTGCTGCGCTCGATCAAAGACCGCACCGTCGCCGCCTTCTCCTTGATTGACATTGCCGTGCTCATTTCTTGGCACTCCTTGTGAATCGCCGCACGTAGCCCACCTTGGCCTCTTGCGGCTTGTAATTAACCTTGGACCCCTTCCACGAATACTTCACGCCTTGGGGGGTCAAACCGCCGGCGTGACTTCCAATCCACAACTTGATCTGGGACTCGATCTGCTCCCGCCTATCGGAGAGTTCATCGAGTTGCCCGCGAATCTCCTGCAACTCAAAGTCGAGGTCGTCGGCTTCCGGCGCGAGCGCCGTGAGGTCTTCGATCTCAACCTTCGGAAACAGTGCCTTCACCGTTTCAGAACTGTGCTTCCCGGCGGGTGGTGGAGTTTCGGACTCCACCATCGCCCAGAACTCCCGCTCGATCTCGATGAGCCGATCTGCCGATTCCTGCGAGAGGGTCCGCTCGTAGGCCCGAAGATTCTGCCCACGATGCAACGCGACGAGCACTCCGCGGGTAGCACCCGCGACGATCATTTCGTGTTGCAGTTGAATCTCGTAGTGAACCGGCAATTGCTCTTCCCACGCATCCTGCGGATACGAGGTGTTCTTGATCTGAACAACGACAAGTTCGCCGTCCCGATCCTCCGTGGCATCGAGCGTTGCCCGCATGAACGAATGCTCCGGGTGCCGCCGAATAGCGAACGGCTCCGCAAGCGTTACGTTCCTGTTGAACTTTCGCCCGTACCACTCACCGATGGTGCGCTCAAGAACCAGACCGGCCTCGACCGCCTCGTTGTCGGACAGGTCATCGGCTTCAAGCAATCCGACCTTCTGCGACCAGACCGTCAGCGCATCACGCCACGGGTCCATGCCACAGACAGCCGCCGCATCACTGCCGCCGATGCCCTTCTTTCTCTCTTCAAGCCACGCCGCCCTTGTGTCGGCTTCCTGCTCAACGATGCTCATCTGCACCGCTCCTTTCTTGGGATTGACGCCGGTAGTCCCTGTCTCTCAGGTCTGCCAGCAACTCTTCTCGAAACACATCGAAACCTTGCGGGGCCTCGAAACCCAACTTCACTCGGTTTCCATCGATCCGCGTAACGGTCACGCGGATCAAGGCTCGCGGAATCACAACCGCTTCGCCTTCCTTGCGCGTAAGCACAAGCATTGGCAACTCCTTGCTGTGAAATAGGTGGAAGCGGCATTCCATCACCGCCCACCACGACTCCTCAGAAAACCCACATCCTTCGCGGGCTCCTTTCCCCATCGATCCATCGAAGGGGCATCCTTTGAGGCGAGAACGTATCACGTGTGCGACAGTTCGTCTACACAACTTATTGCCATCCTTGAATCGCGCGTGAGACACCTACACTTTCGGGATGGGCATCCATCTGCCATCCAAGCAGACCTTTTATAGAGGGGCCTTGGAAAAGGCCCAAAAGGCGTACCCCCCCCATAAGGGGTCGTTTTGGGCCTAAAATATAGGGGGTATAAGACTTGCCAGAAATGGCCGATTCGGGTCTAATATAGGTGTGATTTCGGGAAGGTAATCCCGAAGCGGTTTCCAAGACCTAAAGAAAGGGCTGAACGATGAAGAAAGCAATGAAGACCAAGACGAGGGGCGGCAAAAAGGCGCGGAAGCCTATCAAGTATTTTCAAGCCCGATGCGGCAACACGAACGAGCCTATCGGCCTGCCGAAGGACACGGCACTCGAAGCCTTGGAAGAGGCTTTCAATTGTGGATACAAGGCGTTTCGGAAAAACGCTCGCGGCGAATGGGTCGAAGCGGTCTATGTCGAAGTCGTTCGATAGTGTCTCACGTTTGCATCAACAACACTGCTACAGAAAGGGCTGAACGATGAAGAAAGCAATGACACCTCAGAATCGCGGCGGCAAGAAGGCGACCTACGACAACGGCCACGACCCCAAGCGGGCGGCGATCATGTCGAAGTTATTCGACGATCTGGCGGCGACGATGGATCATCTGGCTTGCCGGTGGGCGGATGAGTGCGAGTACGAAGACATCGCGGACTACCAGAAGGTCATCGAGACAGCGATTCGGAAACGGAAGGTCAAGGGACTCAAGATCACGAAGATGCTCAAGCGGCCATTCGGCTTCGAGTGCGAGATCATGAAGGGCAAGTATCGGATCACGCGGCCGATGACCAACTACGGATACTCACGGATCGGCTAAACGTGTCTCACATTTGCGGCATCTAATACCCTGCTACAGAAAGGCAATCACATGGCTGGCGGTGCAAAGAAAGTTACCCCGAAGCAAAAGGCTGCGTTCTACAAGCGAGTCATCAAGTCGGTTCAACTCGCCTCGCAGATTATCGACCATCTTGCGGAAACGTCGGACGGGGGGATCTGGCGGAACGTCGATCTCGATTCGATTGCGACTGACCTGTGGTGTGCGGAGGCAATGTGCCGACGCGATCAGCGGACGAAGTAACTGTTGCTATAGAAAGGCAAATACCATGAATACTGCGGAACTGATTCGGAACGACAATATCTATCGTGCGACGGGCGGGTGGTGCTGGATGGCGACCTTCGAGGTCGTGAAGACGGAGAGCGCCATTCGCTACATCAAGCCGATGGTGCGGAAGGTCGAGATCGATAGCCCGAGCGGCTCTGTGGCGGGCGTCAAGGTGCGACCAGTAACCGGCGACCCGCGGCTTATTTCGGCCCATGTCGATTCTCTGTTCGATGACAGAGAGCATGCGGCAGAGTTCGCGGCGACGATCTGCGACGGGCTCGACGGGCAGAGCGTCATGGGTGCCATCACCTACAAGTACGTTCGCCCCAAGGTGCGGGCACCGAAGGCTCCTCCCATCGAGGTGCGGGTGCGGCAAGTCGGTGCCTCCACCTATGTCGTGGATCGGCGGCTCGAGGGCCGGTGGAAAGAGGTGCGGGGCCTTGGCTACCTCACCAAATGGAAGGCGACGGACACGGCAAAGCGTATCCGGTGCGGCCTTGATGTTCCCGGCTACTGGACGATGCCGGGCGGGGAAGAGTTTGTTGAGTTGTGCGATTACGAAGTCTGATTGCGGTGTCTCACATTTGCTACAGAAAGGCAATGACCATGCGGAAAGTGCGAAACAGGTTCAGCGTTGGCGGGTGCTACACGTGCAACGAATGCAAGCGGGCCACTCGCTCGACAGGCCGGGGTGACAACGAGCACGCGGGGCTGTGCGCTGAGTGCTACGACAAGTGCGGCCTTGAGAATCAGATGTCCGACTGCGGCGAGTCAGAGGACTTGCTGGCAGAGTGGTCGGGCCTCATCGCGCAATGCAAGGCCAAAGGCGGCAAGCCGAGCGAAGAGCGTTGGTGGGAGTAGTGCGGTAGTTCGATTCCTAAACCTACAGAAAGGGTTTCACATGAGCAGTTTCTTTAGTGCGGCGTTCGATGAAGTGTGCCTCAAGGCCGAAAACGCGGAGGAGACATTCGTCTCCCTCTACGAGCGGACTTGCAAGTACGGAGGCCCAGAAGAGGGCGGCTGGTGGCGGCACGACTTGATCCTAGTCAAGTCGGCTAAGTACCCGACGAAATCGTTGGCGGGTCAGGTCGCCCTGGCTGTCGCGGTGCGGGCCGAAAAGATGTCTGCCGAGTCGCGGCGGGCATACGGGGAGCGATGCTCTCGCGAGGTCGATTGGTGCGACGAGCGGGGACTCGACGCCGACTATCTGCCAGAGCCGGATGGCCCGTCGGAGTTTGAGATCGTGATCGAGAAAGTGGCCGGTTCGCGTTCGTTCCGGTCATCGGCAGTGTACGAGTGATTTCTCTAAAGAAAGGAGTGGGTCCATGTGGGTGATGCTTGCAATGCGTGACAACGTCGCGGAGATCGTGAAGGTGTCGAAGGACTACGACGATGCGGCATACGAGGCGACGAGGCTCATTCGCCAGATTCTTGGCGAGGAGCAGTGGTTCTGGTTCGCCAAGGATGGGGCCTGCCCCAACTTTGCGGCGGGCGAGTGGTACGCGAAGGACGGTCTGCGGATCGGCGTTGTCGAGGCCACGGAATGTGAAGTGTTCATCTAGTGTCTCACATATGCGGCACGCTCCCGGTCACTCGTCGTGGCCGGGGGCGGGTCGCGCAGCACGGAGGTTGTTCCGATGATTTACATCGACGCGGGCGATGGTTGGCTTTTCTTTAACGATAAGGAGCGGGAAGCAATGGATCAGCAACTTGGCTCAACGCCGGAAGGGTCTGATCGTGTCGAACTGCCCGCGGACAGGGTGGTGAGGGCAAAGATGATGGCGGCGGCTTGTATGTCGTTTGACTGCATTCCGATGCCGACGCGGCTCGCGAAGCACTTTCTCCTTCTTTTGCGTGAGGTCGCAGAGGACGAGCGGCTGATCGAAGACGTTGTAGCGCTGATCACGGAGTTCGAGCAAATGCGCAAGGATCATAACGACGCGGTCGTTATCGCGCAGATGAAGCGTAAGTCCCGGTGGAACTAACACGGAAAGGTCTAAGCAATGATTATGCGCAGCAAGAAGAGCAAGCGGCATAAAGAGCCGAAGGGCATCGTGGTACATCGCGGCATCTCCCCTGGCACGGGCGATCCATACGTTGTGATTGCCACGCTGCGGAGCAAGAACGATAAGACCGGCGACATGGTCACGGTGTGGATCGTTCGCGACGATGTTAGTCCGACAGACGCCAAGCAACGCGGCGAGACGCATGCAACGTGTTTGGACTGTCCTCTGCATCTGATCGCGGGGTGCTATGTCGCTGTGCAGAACGCACCGCGTGCGGTGTGGGAGTGCTACCGCGGCGGCGGCTACGAGGAGTACGACCCAGAGATTCACGACCGCTGGCTGCGGGATCGTGCAATCCGATGGGGCGGCTACGGCGAGCCCGTGCTGATTCCGATGGAGATCGTGCGGCGATGGTCAACTGTTGTGGCCGGCGGCTGGACAGGCTACACGCACCAGTGGAGGCGGCGAGAGTTTCAAGGCTATCGCTCGTACTTCATGGCATCGGTTCATTCCATCGCCCAACGTGATCTCGCATGGGATATGGGATGGAGGACGTTCCGCGACTGCACATCGTTTGACGCCGAGCCGGTATCCCGCGGCGAGTTTAACTGCCCCGCGTCATACGAGGCGGGAGAGCGAATGCAGTGCATCGACTGCATGGCTTGCTTTGGTGCGGATCGTGCCGTTGGAGAGATTCAGAAAGCGTCGGTTGCAATCGAGCGTCACGCCAACGCGGTGGAGACTCTCATTCTCAACAAGGCGATTCGCGAGGGTCGGGTTTCTTTTGTGTCTTGAATGACCGTTTTAGGAATTTTCGGGTAGCGTGAGGGCCGCGGCTCGCCACCTTTTCTAGTAGCGGCATAGGAGAGTTTGTTATGTCTAGGATTCTTGGTGACGGTTGTGTTGTGTCTCGGAGTCAACTGCGGAAGATTCCCACGCCGGCTGCGACCGACACGTGGAAACCGATTCCGCACGACTTCGTGATTCAACAGGTCGAGCAAACGATTTGCGGGCATTCGCTGGAAGTCGCGGGCGAGGAATACCTCATCGCTCGGGACGGCAAGCGCATGTTCGGTGTGCTCGACCTGCGGTCCACGCAGGACAAGGACTACGGACTCGCCGTTGGGATTCGCAACTCCCACGATATGTCCTTCCCTGTCGCGTTGCTGCTCGGTGCACGGGTGTTCGTCTGCTCCAACCTGTCGTTCAGCGGCGAGGTCAAGGTGCAGACGAAGCACACCAAGCACGTGATGGAGCGGTTGCCCAGGTTGGTGTGTTCCGCGGCCACGCAACTCCTTGAGTCGCGCGGCTCGCAGGACAAGAGGATCGCGGCCTACAAGGCCACGGAGATCGAGAAGAAGAAGGAGGCGGCCTACATCATGTTGCAGGCGCTTCGCACGAACGTGATACCGACCCGGCTCATCGACAACCTCATCACGCGGTGGGAGTTCCCAACGCACGAGGAGTTCGCGGTGTCTTGGTCGGCATGGAGGATGTTCAACGCGGTCACTGAGGTGCTCAAGGAGTCGTCGCCGCTGCTTCTTGCGGAACGGACTCAGCGTCTGCATGGCCTCATGGATGCACACTGCGGCTTGCTCAACTCCAAGGCGATGGCGGTCTAGTTTGGTGTTTCTGTCTCACATTTGATTCGGCTCCGCGAGGGCGGCTACACGTTGTAGTCGCCTCGCGGTGCCACAACCACGAAGGGTAGTGATTTATGAACGGCAAGTTTTTTGACAAGTGCAAGATCGACTCGGACCGCGTGAGCGAAATCGTGAGCGACTTGGATGATCTGATCAGTTCGGTCGAGACGTTCCGCGACGAACTCGACACGTACAAGGACGAGTTGGAGTCGCAGAAGAGCGACCTTGAAGACGCGGAGACTAAGCAATGCCTCGACGCGGTTGTCAGGGGGTTGAAGGATATCAGTGTGCCGGATGGGTGCGAGAACATGGACACCACTCCGGGGATCATCGCGGACGCTTGCGATGAATGTGAAGTTAACGGAAGCGAGTACGACAAGTGGCAAGAGGAGGTGCAGCAACGCATCACGCGGTCTTCCGAGGCGCTGGAGCAAATCGGACGGGGTGCGGTGCTGCCGTCGCAGAAGGGTCATCCGTTCTCGATTGCAAGGGACCATACGCTCCCGGCCCGCATCGTGCGGCCTGGGCAGGCTCCTGACGCGCAGACGAATCTGCCATACAGCGCCGAGGTGGATGCGTGGGCAAAGGCTATCAACGGGATGGCAGACGCTGCTTCCCGCGTTCACTACGGCGCAGAGGCCGAGTTCACGCGGGACGGGTACAGCAAAAGCATCGTTGAGGATTTGTTGAAGGTCGTGACCAGCATGATGGCTTTTAAGCATGCGACCGGCGCGGTGATCTGTCCGACAGACCAGCCGCACCTCGCGCTCAGTTGGTTCGTGGATGACTTGCTTCACGCGGTCGCCAAGAACCTTGGGTACGCGACGAAGCGGCTTGTCGTGACGAACATCGTTCAGGTCACTCACGCCGCGGATACGCTGCGGGCATTGCGGGAGGAGTTCGCGGAAGGTTGCGGTCAGATCGATGAGTCGGTTAACGCCAACTCGTAGTGTGTTTGTGTCTCACCAGTGATCCGCTCGTCGCCCTGTTCGATGCGTTGTCGGCAGGGCGGCGAGCCTTCAGAAGGAGTGCCATCATGGCAAAGCGTCAGAAGCGATACGCCAAGAAAGAACGGCTTTCTTGGGCCAACGTCGATAAGGAGATCGTATTAAAGGTCGCGGACATCTGCGACGGCCACACGATCTTCACGCCCGAAGCGTTCACGGAGATTGGTGCGCCGCCGGCTATTGTCGCGCAGCACACCGATTGCTACGAGAGCGATTTGTCGGACTACAAGTCCACGATCTTCGGGTCGGATGGAAAGCCTGTCCCGCAGTTGCTTGGCGTCTATGGGTTGCCTCTCATCGAGGTGATCTGTGCGGACCTCGGCATCGAGTACGAGTGCAAGATGGGCCGCGGCTTTCAAGCCGCCGCCTGCCGGGACGCTATCCGCAATCACTTCGGCGTGAAGGAGGTGGCGAATGGCTAACGTCAAGGCGGTGAAGGGTGGCATCCCTGCGCTGCAGGAGATCATGGACGAAGCCTTGGGCATGGGCAAGCACTGCAAGAAAGCAAAGTCTCGCAGGGCTCCCCGTCGCGTTGCTTGGCCCACTGGCAGGACGATCCTGCGAGTGCGGTTTATGAACGCCAAGGAACTGGAGCGTGAGGGCTGGGACGGCGCTGGCGGTGCCATTGCCCTCGACCTCAACGACGGTGGAATCCTTTATGCGTCATGCGATGACGAGGGCAACAACGCCGGCGTGTTCTTCGCCATGAGTCCGAGAGGTGAGGCGCTCCGCGTCCACCCAATCAAGTGATCGGTATGGGAGGTCGCCCCGGTGGCTCGTTGCTGCCGGGGCGGCCGACCAGTGTCTCAAGTATGAGAGGGATAGACAATGAAGTGGGCAAAGCGGGTCCAAACCTATGTCAACTACGACACGGTGCAGGACGCAGTGAATGCGAACGAGTTCGACATCGTGCAGCCAAAACTCGATGGGTGGTGGGCGTGTGCGGTCATAGGGAAAGGAAAGGCGTCAATCTTCTCGCGGCAAGGCGTAAAGAAGGCCGAGTTGCCTGCGCCGGACGCGCCCCCGTGCATTGTGCTTGGCGAGTTTCTGGTTGGAACACAGCGGTCAAAATCGTCCGCGAATGCCGGATCGCTCACGGTGTTCGACGCGATTGAAATCGATGGAGGCGAGTTGTGGAACCACACGTACGGTTTTCGTATGGGCAAGTTCCACGACAAGGTCGAAGGCTGCGCTCCGTGGATGCGGTGCGTTGGTTCGTCGCCTATCAAGCGGGCCGATGCGGCGTGGAAGGCGTTGGTCTTGAGGGGCAAGGCCGAAGGTCTTGTGTTCCGCAACACGCGGCATCAATACGAGCCAGGGGTCATTGGCCGCGTCAAGCAAACCTTCACGGTGGATTACGTCGTGATGGGGGTCGAGCGCGGGAAGGGGCGTCATGCCGACCGCGCAGGCGCTGTTATCTGCGGGCTCTACGAGGGACGCACGTTGGTCGAGAAGGTTCGCGTTGGCGGCGGCTGGACTGACGAGCAGCGCGACGAGTTGTTCGCTGATCCCAAGGCTTTTATCGGGCGGGTGCTCGAGGTCAAGGGATGGCAAGTCTTCGATTCCGGCTCCCTGCGGCATCCCAATGCCGTGCGGTTTCGCGATGACAAGAAGGCCAAGGAATGCACGTTTGAGAAAGGAGAACGGTGATGGAACTGAATCTGACAAACCCTCCGACGATGTGGGTGGCGTGGATCGCGACAGCAAACGATCCCGTCCGGCCGTATGTCCATGAAGTCAAAATGCTCAATGCGCAGAGCCGCGTTGTGGAAGACGATTACGGCAAGGTGCGAACGCTGTATGCGCACGAACAAGTCTTCGCCGCGCGGAAGGGGGCTCACCTGTGGATTGCGGATGAACTCAACAGGCTGGCCGATGGCTTGCGAAACGCCGCCAGCCAGTACGAGCACTTGGCTCACGCGGTCGAGGTCGCAACGACCGACGCGGGCGAGGAGGAGGTGCTCGTGCCATGAGCAAGTCGCGGGACAGCAGGGTGGCGAGTCAGGCGAAGCGTGACGCCAAGTTGCGGGCGATTTACGGCGCGATCAATCGCGTCGAGTTTGTGGCTCGATGGGCAGATGCCGAATACGAAGCGGTCTTGCGTGAGACTGCGCGGCGTCTGCGGTTCTCGGACGATGAAGAGAAGGAGGAGTGCGATGACTGACACGGAGTTCACGAAGGAACTGTCCAGCCGGGGGTTCAAGGTTCTGATCCCCGGCCGCCACGAAGAGGTGACCACCTACGGGTGGATCGATATTGGTGGCGGGCATCTGGTGAATAGGTGGAATGGCGGCAGCACGAGGTTTGAGCAGTTGGCGTTCTGCATCGAAGCGCGAAATCGCCTCGACCGCAGCAAGCCGGCGGCGAAGTTGCCAGTGAAGGCAACAAAAGCCGTTGCCAAGAAAGCGGCCAAGAAGGTCGCCAAGAAAGGAGGCAAGTGATGCCCGCAAAGAGTGACGCGACGGTCGTTCAAGAGTGGTTGAACGTCCTCAAGATTGCGACGGACGCAGATTCGCCGTTCGCAGGAATGGTTGATCTGCGGTCGATTTTTGGCCTGCCGCTGGCGCAACAGCAGCAGATTTTCGACGGCCTCACGCCCGCGGAGCGGGACAGGCTAAAGGCCCTTTACGGCCCAAAGAAAGGAGGTGAACGGTGAAGTGCTCTATTTGCTTCGGTGAGATCGAGAAGGTCGGAGGCTGGGACCAAGGCAACAACGCGCAGCCTGTCAACGATGGGCGGTGCTGTGGCGAGTGCAACAGCACTGTTGTCATCCCGGCACGGATGATGTTGATGTCTCAGAGGTTTCTAGCGGCGTCGGGCAAACGCTCCGAGAGCCGATGATGTAGGGGTCGATGTAGTGCTTGGCGGCGACCGTGCTGCCGTGGGCGTGTCCTAGGTGCGAAGCCCCCGCACCTGGGCACGCCTTTTCTACGTCTGTCGCGGAAGAACGACGAATCCATTTCCAAGTGCCGCGGCGTATGCCAGCCTTTTGCACGATGTTCGCAAACTGGCGTCGGAACGATTCCTTTGTCGCTCCCCATGGCACCACTAGTTTTCGCGGATGGGCAGTGAGCGACTCGGCAAGCATTCGCATCGTCCCCGTGGATAGCCGGAAGAGCGTTGGCCTGTTGGTCTTCGATTGCCCGATCACGACAAGTCCATCGGGCTGGATGTCATCCACCTTTAGCCGCAACACATCAACGCCACGCAGCCCACTGTCCCAAGCGATCCGCACGGCAAGCGTCCACCACACGTTCCTAGGCATCTTGCCACGCCGCGTCCTCCGCAATTTTTCGGTGACTTGCAGCAAGGCCCTCACCTCGTCAACCGTCCATGCCCTAGGTGGTGCATAGGGGATCTTGACGGGCCTTAGCCTGCGAGGCGGCTCCTCGCACAACTGGGCGTCTGCCGCGGCCCTCCACAACGCCAGCAGATGCCTTCTGCGATTGGCGACCGTGCTTGGAGATAGGTGTCCCGACTGTAGGTCGCGGAGCCACCTGTTGAACGTGTCTGAATCAAGTTCTCCAACCCTCACGGCCCTGCCGGCCCAATCGGTTATGGACTTGGCCGCATAGCGATATTGCCTAGCCGACTCTTTCGTGAGGCCGCGATCCAGATCGTACTCATCTGCAAAATCAACAACCGACCGATCAACCCGTCGAAACATTTATGCCTGCTCATGGTGCGTCGCAGCGTTCATGCCGCTATCACCTTCGGGGTTTCCTCGCCGCCCTCTTGCGGTGGTCCCATACCCCCCCAAAGGTGCCAATACCAATAACTCGGCTTTCCGCAGAATCAACTCTTCTTCCCAAGAGAGGGGTGCCATCCATCTTTTGGGAGATGTAGAGCATCGGTCTACGAAACCGAAGGTTACTGGTTCGAGCCCAGTGGGGTGTATTGCTTCGTGCATTAGCAACCGTAGTGGTGAGAAGTGCGTAAAGCAACGGTTTTCAAGCAGGAAAACGTCTACGCAACCAAAGGGGCCGACCATGATTCGCAAGGCGCGAGGGTTTCCAACCGACTTGGAGATTCGCAGGGCAATAGCAGTCAACGTCACCAACCTTCTGGAGGTCCGTGGGTGGTCTCGCAGGGACCTCGCCAAGGTCACAGGCGATCCCGTGGCGACCGTGGCTAGGGTTGCCCAAGGAAAGCACACCTCCCAATCCGGGGTCGTGGTGAGAGTCGCAGACGCCTTGGGGGTCACCGTGGACCGTCTGCTCAAGTCAGGTCTTGCCAACTCGAAAAAATAGGGTGGCAAGGTGGGTAGGTTTGGGGAGGCCCTTGTCGTGGCCTACAGAGGGCGATTCAAGCAGAGCCTACGTCGAGCCACCCCCATGCCCACAAGGCCCCACAATCGAATGCTAGGGGCCTAGGATTCGAGGGCCTAGGGTAGGCAAACGTGCGATCTGGTCTGCTCCCACGACAGAGCCAATTGCCACCCCAAAAATTCGATGTGGCAGGACAGGGCAATTCACGCCGTGGTTTGGTCGCGATGCCTCGCCCACGAAAAGAAAGTCTTTCGTGGTTGGGGCCTGCTCGCCGGGGAAGCGGGGAGTTTTTGAGGCCAAGAGGGACCCAAGAAATTCCAGACGCCCGCTCGCATCACGCACCGGCGGGTGCTATTCATGAGAGAGATGACGGGCGAAGTCCAATCGCCATCCACGAACTGACGGCCCCTTGGTGCAATGGAAATCGCGGCACGTTTGAGGACGATCCTTGTAGATGCCACAGAGCCTTGTGCCGCGATCAAGGCACGTGCAGAAACCATCACTCCCACGCAACATCTCTGGCCCGTCATCACCATCGCCAGTAGCCAACTTGCCTAGCGTGACGGTCTTGCTCTTGCCATCACCACCCTTGATCGTGACCTTGTTCACCAGTTCTTCCGGCTCTACATCGATGCCATGCAGGCCACAGCAGGCCGCCTTGCAGTAGGGCAGTGCATCAATGCAGTCGCAATCAAAGCGCAAGAACACGCCATCACTGCCCGTCTCGATGGCTATCTCGCCACTGGGAACTTTCCTGAGGACGGCACGTTGTGGAACTTGGCTTGCCATTATTTCTTCCTCTTTGGCGGTGTCTTAGGGACGCAGTTCGGGACAGGGGTCCCGCCCTTGCCCTTCTTCATGCCTGCCATTTCGTAGTTCTTCCAGCACGGGTTCGACTTCTTGCCTGCCATCGCAGTCTCCATTGGTTTGGTGGGCCAACCGGGGGGCCATGCGACCACCCCGGCTG